CTGCCTGCGGAGCCAATGCTTCCATAGCTCAGCAGGTAGAGCACTTCCATGGTAAGGAAGAGGTCAGCGGTTCGAGCCCGCTTGGAAGCTTAAGTGAATACGTTGATATGACAAGGTTTCTCCGATGTGGGGAAAGCTTTTTTTGTTTTTGCGATTTTCTAACTGACCAAATAACTGACCAAATAACTGACCAAATAAGCCCTCGTCTAATTTCTTACTTTCAAAAATGCATTTCCAGCGTCTTGATCAAGTTCTTTAGTGATGTGAGTATACAAATTCATTGTTGTTGAAATATCTTTATGTCCCAACCTTTCTTGGATAACCTTCATACTAAATCCCTGACTTAGCAAATAAGAGGCTGCAGAGTGTCTTAAATCGTGAAATGCTATCTTCTTTAGATTGTACCTTTTTACAATCCTATTCCAGAATTGTGTAACTGACCTTGGGCTGAATGGAGAGCCGTCTATATGTCCAAATAACAAATCAATATGTTGACCATTTTCATGCTTAAAACCTTTGTATTCATCCCGTATTTTCATTATTTCTTTCTTGCGTTTTTTCCGGTAGTCATATATTTCTTTCATTGTAATCGGATCAATGGTGACAATCCTTTCTTCTTCGTTTTTAGTTGATTTGATTCGTAATCCATGTTTTTTAGTTCTCTGTACAGACTTATTGATTCTAATTGTGTTCAAGTCAAAATTAAGATCAGTATTCATATCTATTGCCATGACTTCCCCACGCCGCAAACTTCCTGTTATAGCTAATATAATCATTAATCTCTGATAGTCGAGTTGTGATTTAATGACCTCAAAAACTTCTGATAGTTCATTTTCATCGTAGAAATCTTTTTGCCTGCGCTTTATTGCAGGTTTTGGGACATCTTCAGAAACGTCTTCTGTTACATATTCAAATTGTTTTGCATAGGTGAATAAACTTCTTATACAGCGATGTTGCTTTTCAAGGGCATATTGACCATCACCATTTTGCTTTGATTTATTTAAAAATCGGATGATATCCCTTGCCTTGATATTTTCAACTTTGGCGTTTTTAAAATCAGGCAAAATTGAACTTTCAATTACATACTCATATGTTTCTTGGGTATTAGGGTCGAGTTTAAAAGGAGCAAACTCAACTTTCCATTTTTTATATAGCTCCTCAAAACGAATATTATTGTCATTTGTGAATTTGCCATCCATATGATCTACTTCTATACGGGCCAATATCTTTTTGGCTTCTTTATCATTCTTACAGGGAAGCGTTTTAAACTTCCGAATACGTTTTCCTAATGAATCATAGCCCAATTCTAATCGGAATTCATATTTACCTGGTCTGACTTGACGAAAGTTGCTCATACTGCTATACCCCCGTTAGATTGTATTCTTTTGGTTAAACTTCTATGAAACCTTTGATTGTTAAGGTTCCTTTCAAATATTTCAAGACGTTTTGCGGCAAACTCACAGGTAACTTTAAATAAATCGGCAACGTACTCTATTGCAGCTGATCGAAGTTCAGGAAAATCAACCTTCAATAACATGAATGTTGGAACACAAAAGTGATACATAAAATTGTTTGCTTGCCTTTCTTGAAGCTCTTTAAATAAATTTGACATTCTTGTCTGATCTCCAACATGGTGCAAGATATGTTTTAATTCATGACCAAAATCAGCCCACTGCTCTCTAGGTTCAAGGCGACTGTCAAGTATGATTGTGTGCATATTATCGCGTGAATAGCGCCGGCTTTCCATTTGAAGGTAGTGAATTCTAATATCCAAGTTTTCTGCAAATACATCCCTGTCTAATTGTGATGGGTGAGTGATCCCTATCATCTTGTAGAATTTCTGGATTTCTTTTTCAAGATAAGAAAGTTTATAATCCTGCATGAACAAATCACCTCGAATGTATGTTCTATTCTGAGTTGAAAAGAAAAGCCCAAAATGGGCACAATTTCATTTTTGTAAATTTATTTTCACCTCAATTTTCTCTCCTATTGGATCAACATTCTCATCACATGCTCCCTTGATAAATAGCTTGACCCAATCAATATTTTCAACTTTATCTTTGGGAAAGAAGAAAAGTGATCCTTCTTTCTTTACCGAACCATTAAAGGTTCCTCCGACTTTATCACTGTACTCTCTGGAAGCCCTATCTATTTGCTCTCCGGTATTTGTTGTAAGCACTGCTTGGTTAGCAAAAAATTCAACGGTTTTATCTGATGTGTTTTCTGTTTCAAGTTGTACCTCAATGTAACTTTGTTTATCACTTGTGATAGAAGCACGAACCTTTTTAATTTTTACTTTTATTGGTCCGGAAGAAGCCGAAGCTTCTTTATTTGAGACACCAACAAGTGTCATTTCTTTTCCGTTTTCTAATTTAAAAACGTCACCTGGTTTCTCTTCAGATATTGATGAGGAACTTTTTTTGTGAGTGTTACTGTTTTCTTGTGATTGCTGTTCTTCTTTTGCTCCGTTTTGGTTGCTACTTTCACATGCTGTTAAAGAAAGTAGTGTCGCAAGTGCTACAATGCACATGCTCACTTTTTTTTTCAATGTAATGTCCCCTTTTAAAATTTGTTATATCTATTTAAACAAACAGAAATCAGAATGAACAAAATAAATGCCGCGCGGTAAAATAGTGTGATTCCTGTTGATTAATCCTTCTTCTTAGGTTTTCGCCCCTTCTCTATCTCTTCAATCATTTTGATAAAGTCTATTATTTTTTCCTTGCTGCCTGGTGAAAAATCGCCACCATTTTTAAAAGACAAAGAAAAACTGTCGCTTTCATATATTTTCTCTGCCTCATTCTCCTCTTCACCTGTTATGTAATCGATTGAAACATTATAGTATCTAGCCAGTTTTTTTATCGTGGCAAGGGAGGGTTCGTTGCGGCCTTGTTCATAATAGCCATAACCACTTTTGCTAATGCCCAAGTACTCCGCAAGGTCTTCTTGTGAACGATCGTGTAATTTTCTAAGTTGTCTTAATCTTTCGGGCAATGATGACAACGAAAACACCCCCTAGTTGGTTTTGATTAGTATTTTACAACTTTCTGTTGGTTATTCAAATGGGTTTCACCAAAAAACAACAAAAAATTACCTAAATATCGTTGACAATCAACTAAATGTTGTTTTAGAATAAAAACAACAAAAAGTTGGAGGTGAGAGGATGAAGCGAAAACACCTCATCAATCTTCGCGAAGAAAAAGATTGGTACCAAAGGGATGTTGTTGCAAGGTTAAAGGAAAAGCATAACCTTGATATTACAGTGAGTTATTACGGCATGATTGAAACAGGTAAGAGAACACCTAGATTAGAGTTAGCTCTTGCAATTGCTGATGTTTTTAATGTCAAACCAAATGATATTTTTTTTTACGAAACAAAACAACAAAAAGTTGTTTAAATCAAATATTGCATAGGAGATGAATTGAAAATGCCGATGACAGTTAAAGAAACTGCTGCTTATCTTGGAATATCAACTGACACTATCTATGAAATGGCAAGAGCAAAAGAATTACCACATTTTAAAGTGCGTAATCGTTATCGCTTTGAACAATGGGCGCTTGATGAATGGAAAAGACTTCAACAACAAAGCATTTTAGAAAACATAAGGGAACGAAATTTAGATCGACAAACATCTAGAACTGGTTAATGTGCTTGATATTATCTTACATCCATTAATTGTATATAAAAATAAGTGATTCTATACAAAAATCAAGGAGGAATACGAATGTCAGTGATTAGCCGTTCAATACGTCATCTTCTTGAAGCTGAGAAGATGACCGGGTGTCAATTAGCTGATGATTTGAATGTGTCTGAACAAATGGTCAGCCATATGAAAAATGATCGCAGAAAAATGCCTATTGATATTGCGGAAATAGCATTAAAGAAATTTGATCAACCGTTCTTTGCAATGGGCATCATGCATCACTTTTCAGACGGATGTGCGCCGCCTGTTTTTTCAGGAGATAGTGTTGAAAGACATCGTTTGGCTTTTGAAGAAATCATGGTCAATGAGGCACAAGAAATCGTTAAAACCCTTCATGAAGTCAGCTTTGTAAAGAACCCAAAAATTGTGACTGCAGAAGAAAAAGAGCGTGTGATAGAAGCTATAAAAGAGCTTCTTGATGTAGAAGCATGGGCTAAAAATTTAGCTGCTTTACTTTGTAAAGAATATGGGATTTCTCTTAAAGAATGTTACCGAAAGCGCCAGATCACTTGGAGAGCGAGAGGATGGATGACGTCGTGAAAATGAATCAGTTTCTTGAATCAGATTTGAGAATGGCAATAGTTGAGGTCATTTGCATCGAGGAGTTAGCCAGAATGCTAGTTAGAGCAGTACATGAAGGGGATTCGGAAAGAGCAGAAAATGCGATTCGGGATATTCAAAAATCCCATAACGAGCTTAATAGATTAAGAGAAAACAAGCGAAAATTTTCGGATGCTATGAAGATTATGGAACAATCTCATTCTCCTACAGAACTAATCGAAAAATTGGAAAGGATGTTTTAAATGAAATTTGTTTTTACTGTAAGCCAGTTAAAGAAAGGCTCAGAGATTCGCGAAGATTGCAAGAAAATGAAAGAAAATCCAGCTCTGCTCTTACTTGTAGAAGCGGATATCAGAAGGGCTTTAGAAATGAAAAAGCAGCAAGCCGGCACGCTCACTGCTTCAACCAAAGACGTTGTGAATTCATTATAAAACTTTATCTAAAAATCGGCAAGCCAGCTTGTGCTTGTCGTCATGGCTGGGGGCATATCCATTCCATTTGTATACCCTCCATATACCATCCCTGGCTATGACGATGCGCGCAAGCATCAGAAAGAAGGTGAAATTATGGGTGCAACATTTGATTCTGTAGAGGAATTGGTACATGCCACAAAAGTTGTTGGAGAACTTCGTATGGCCATTTGTGCGGCGAAAACTAGAGCCGAGTTGTTTTCAAATGATCAAAGCAGCAAAGAAGTTCTTCAAGAGGCATTGGGCCAGATTGCTCTCGAACTTTCAGAAGCGTTAAGCAAACACAAATTGTAAGGGGGTAATCGAATGGATCATCCAATCATCACTCAAATTGAGCGTACCGGCTATCCCACGTCTGTTCCAAAAGAGGATGAGAAAGTCAGGGATTTCTATGGTGAAGAGGTATCGCTGGCTCATGATGATTATGTCTTTGATAAAAATCAAGGCGAAATCATTTTTATCGATAACCTGCCGCGCTACTTAAAAGAGGAGCTTGAATTTGAATTTTATACGGGCAAATAAAAAAAGCCCACTCTGTACAAGTGGGTGGTGAAAGGGCTGATGAGGGCTCTTTCACAATACACACGATTCATGATGATAGTTTATCAAAATGCCTCGTGAAAAACAAGGAGGTTTCAATACATGGCAAAACCATATAGAATCATTAGTTTTAGTTCAGATCGATTTGATCAATGGCGTTTATCAGAAGTAAAGGGTGTAATCACTGTGAAAGATCGAAAACCGGCTTTCCAGTTCGATACAAAGGAACAATTTGACCGTTACCTTCAATTGAATAGCTTCCGTGGAAGGGTGGGTGTTTGATGCTGGCACAGGTTTACATGCCAACAGAGAACATGACAGAGGAACAATGGCTCGAAGCGCGGCGAGCGGGTATCGGTGGATCTGACGCCGCGGCCATTGCCGGGCTGAGTAAGTGGAAAACACCAATGTCTGTCTATCTGGATAAGGTTGGGCAGGCTCCGAAAGAGTATTCATCAGGAGAGGCAGCATATTGGGGCAATATTCTCGAGGAGACGGTTGCCAGGGAGTTTTCAAAGCGGACGGGTAAAAAGGTACGCCGTCGCAAGGCCATTCTGCAGCATCCTGATTATCCTTTTATGCTTGCCAATGTTGACAGGATCATTGTTGGTGAACAGGTGGGTCTAGAATGTAAAACGGCGTCAGAATACCTAAAGAATGAGTGGGGCGGTGAAGAAGTTCCGGACGCCTATCTGGTCCAATGCCAGCATTATATGGCGGTGACAGGTTTTAAAGCTTGGTGGATTGCTGTTTTAATTGGCGGAAACAAATTCATTTATAAGAAGGTAGAACGGGACGAAGAGCTTATCAAATACCTCATTCAGGTTGAAAAGGAATTTTGGGAAAACCATGTCCTGAATGAGATTCCACCTATGTTTGATGGTTCTGAGGCTTCCACGGAGCTTTTAACCCATATGTACCCTGTTGGTCTTGAGGATGAAAAAGAACTGCCTCTTGCGGCGAATGGACTGATTGAGCGCTATAAAGAAGCCAAGGCCGAAGAGAATAAAGCAAAAGAACAGCTGAAAGAGGCAGAAAACCAATTAAAGGGGATGCTTGGAGAGTATGAGACGGGCAGTGCCGGCAATGTCCGAGTCATCTGGAAAACTGTCACGGCTAACCGCTTTGATAAGAAAGCATTTGCTGCTGAACACCCTGAACTCTTTGAAAAATTCACTAAACCTTCAACTCATAGAAGATTTAGCGTAAAGGAGCTTAAAGAAAATGGCTAAAAACGCAGATATTCGTAATCAGTTAGCAAATAAAGTTAATTCTGTTCAAACACAATCAGAGGAAGAACCTAAAACTATTGCAGGTTATCTTAAGAAACTGCAGCCAGAGCTTCAAAAAGCTTTGCCGAAACACATTACGCCAGAGCGAATAACAAGAATTGTTTTGACAACTATTAGGAACAATCCGGCTTTGCAAGAATGTTCCCCAGGTTCATTACTTGGTGCAGTTATGCAATCTGCACAGTTAGGGCTTGAACCCGGATTAGTAGGGCATTGCTACTTTGTCCCGTTTTGGAACAACAAAGAAAAAAGGCGAGAAGTGCAGTTCATCATTGGTTATAAAGGCATGATCGACCTTGCTAGGCGATCAGGACATATACAAAGCATATACGCCTACACTGTCCATGAAGCAGATAAATTTGTGTATGAATTGGGACTGCATCCCAAGCTGATCCATAAACCCGCAACTGGCCAAAGAGGGGAAATGACTCATGTTTATGCAGTTGCCCACTTTAAAGAAGGGGGTTATCAATTCGAGGTATTGACTAAGCATGATGTTGAAAACGTGCGTAACCGTAGTAAATCGAAAGATAACGGCCCATGGATAACCGACTATGAAGAAATGGCAAAGAAAACAGTAGTTCGTCGTATATGGAAGTACCTGCCGATCAGCATAGAAATTCAGCAACAAGTTTCTCAGGATGAGACGGTTCGTAAGGATATAACAGCAGAAGCACAGTCAGTCTATGATGATGAATTAGTTCACGGGAGTTCAGATGTCCCGGTTATCAATGCCCCTGAACCCGAACAGACAAAAGAAGAAAATCAAGAAGTAAAACCAAGCGTGCAGGACGACGCTGATCCATTCAATGGCGAGCCTATAAACACCAAGCAGGATGAGTTCCCATTCGATGATTAAGGTGGCAATTCCCTTCTGTTACAAGTGGATGACGGAAGGGGCTTCTAACCGGGCTGAATTGTTCCGCGCCTATGTTGAGGGATACTTAAGGGCAAGTGAACCTAATTTATATTTAGTCCGTATCAGCGGCATGACAGCTCTTTGTAAACAGAAAGGAGGAGATTGACGTGCAGGGATGGATTAAGCTGCACCGGAAGATAGTTGATCATGAAATATGGAGTGATGTAACGACATTTCGGCTGTTCACCTTACTTCTGCTTAAAGCAAGTCATCAGGATGGAATAAAAATTAACGGTATTGAACTGAAAAAAGGTCAGTACATAAGATCCTATTCAAAATTATGTGACGACCTTGAATTTAAAGAAGGACGGGCGTTTAAAAAAGTCTCAAAAAGCACCATTTTACGTTCTGTGAAAAAACTCGCGAAAAATGGAATGATCACCGTTAGCGAAACGGATAGCGGAACGCTGTTCACCATCCTTAAATATCAATTGTACCAAGGGTTTAGCCATACAGATGAATCGTTTCACGAAACGGATAATGAACCTTTAACGAAACGACCGCAGAACGATCACGGAACGATCGCGGAACAAAAACAAGAATTAAAGAATTTAAGAAGAGAAGAAGAGGAAGAGAACCTCTCAGCATTCCAACAAATTGAAAACAAATTTCTGCAACGGAAAGGCAGCTTGTTTTTATCGCCTATGGATTCGCAGTCAATCAACAGACTTCTTAAAGACCAAGTTCCTTTGGAAAACATTCTGAAATGGATTGATGAAATATTCGACGAATACAAGCCGAAACATCGTGCCGATACTATTAAATCTTTTGCTTACTGTGAAAAAGGCATTCTTGATCGATGGGCCAAGCTTCAGCGACAGCAATCGAATGTCAAAGAGTTCCCGAATAAGAAAACCAAGAACAGCTTTGATGCGTTGGCCGAATACGCCAGAGAGCACGGTATTCCAATGGGGGGATAGACATGGAAATGAACCAGGCAATGGAGATCCTGCAAAGAATAGCTGCTGCTTATACAAAATTTGATTTAACCGGCGATGTTGGTAAAAAGCGAATTGAACTCTGGATTGATCATCTTAGCAAATTGCCATATGAGCCGGTTCTCGCGAAAGTGGACGAGCACATTTTAAATAACAGATTTCCACCATCTATTGCTGAGATTAAAGTCAGACAGCCAGAGAAAAACGAATTTTTAGCAAAACAGAAAGAGTGGGAACGCCATGCAAAATATTCTCCAAAACGTTGAGGCTGAACAGGCTCTGCTCGGCTGTATTCTTGTAGAAAGTGACCTGATTAAAGAATTGTCTCTGCAGCCCGGGCATTTTTCTGAAACGAGACATCAAGTCATTTTTAAGGCCATGCGTGAGGTTCAAAAGCTCGGTAAGTCCGTTGATATGGTCACCACGGTTACAAAATTAGGCGATTCCGTTGAGCAAGTAGGTGGCCTTCAATATTTAACGGACTTAGGTAGTGCAGTGGCCAGCACCGCCAATTTCTTGGCCTATCAGACATTGATTTACGAAGCTTATAGATTAAGAGAAATGAAAAAGATTGCGATTGAATTCGCAAATACTCCGACCGACGACGGCATCACGGAGCTATATAAACGAGCGATGGAGCTTCAAGAAATCGGCATTGAAAAAAACCGTACGAAACAGGATGTCCTCATGGAGATTTACAATGACATGCACGAGGAGAAGGAGGACATCACGGGCATCAACACTGGATTAATCGATTTGAACGCTATGACAGGCGGCTGGCAGGATGGCGACTTAATTGTGTTAGCCGCCCGCCCATCGATGGGAAAAACCGCTTTTGCATTACACATGGGGAAATCAAATTGTGAAAAGGGTGGAGTGACCGACATTTTTTCACTTGAAATGCCGGACAAGCAATTAACTCATCGTCTACTTAGCAATCTTGGGAACATCGAGGGATCGAAGTGGAAGAACCCCCGAAAATTCTTTAGCGATCACGATTATGGGAATGCAACCAAAGCCATTGGAGAATATGAAAGTTGGAATATCAACATTCACGATCAACCTGCTCAAACACTTGCAGATATACGTTCAAAAATTCGAAAGACGAAAAAAGAAAATCCGGATAACCAAAAGCATTTGGTCATCATCGACTATCTGCAGCTTATCAGAGCTATAGGGAAGTATGAAAGAAGGGACTTAGAAGTCGGGAGTATTACTGCGGAATTGAAGGAAATGGCCCGAGCATTCAAGATCCCCATCATTCTTCTTTCTCAATTATCCAGGGCGGTAGAGCAGCGGCAAGATAAGCGGCCAATGATGTCCGACTTAAGGGAATCCGGAAGCATTGAACAAGATGCCGATGTCGTCATGTTTCTTTACCGTGATGATTACTACAACAAAAATTCTGAACTGAAAAACATTATTGAAATTGATCTTGCCAAGCAGCGAAACGGTCCAACTGGCATGATACAAGCAAGCTTTATCAAGGAGTACGGAAGATTCATAAACCTTGCCAGGCAGATGGATACCGGTTTGGTTGGATAAGAAGGGAGAAATGTTTTTTGATTGAAAAATCAACGATAACCGCCGTCAGTGAGCGGCAGGATTATTTGATTCATGAGCTTATCAGATACGGTCAATATGAATCAGATGATGGACGGCAACTCTATGAGCTACCGCTTGTCGAGCTTGAGCGGCTTCACATAAAAGTGAAATGTGATTTTGGCCGTAAAATGTCATGCGAGGCGGGAGATTGATGAGAGTGTTTCAATCACTACGATGTTTAGCATTTATTATCATTCACGCCAGAAGAGAAGATGCAAAGATTCATAGCTGGCTATCTGATGACGGGAGGTAAAGGAAATTGATTGAAGTTGGTGACTGGATTTATATGAGTACACGTAAATTCAATGGAAATGCATTTGTTATAGCTAAAGGGCAAAGAGAACTTTTAGTCCATATTCCCTCCAGCTCTGTATCGCGCGTTTCAATTAATTCTGTAACTAAACTCGATGATCGACTTGATGACAAGGATTTTCAGATACTCATTGATCTTGCTTTAGATCTGGGGGATGAAAAATGGTTTGAAGAACTGACAGAGCGACGCCGGGAGGTCATGAGATAATGCCGAGGTTTTTCCTTGCAATCGTGCTTCTGAATTGGAACATCGGCTTTGAAATCCATTTAGTCAACGGAATGAGGTTGGTCAGATTGACCTTTCTTCCACTCACATTATTTATCAGGATAGGAGAGCCACAGAAATGATTGAATTCACGATTTACGGAGAACCAGTTGCGCAAGGTCGTCCCCGTGCGACGACTATAAACGGAATGGTGCGGATGTATGACCCTAAGAAATCAAGAGATTTCAAGCAGTATGTGAAATTAGCCGCTTCTGATCATCGCCCTCCTAATCTATTCAAAGGGCCGTTGGAGTTAGAAGTAAAGGTTTATAAATCGACTCTTAAGAGTTTTAGCAAGAAAAAGGCCGTTGCAGCTGAAAGAGGAGAGCTCCGGCCCAGCAAAAAGCCGGACGTTGATAACTATATCAAGGGTATCAAGGACGGACTTAACAAAGTGCTATGGCAAGATGACAGCCAAATTGTAGATTTGCATGTCAGTAAATTTTATAGCGAGAAACCAAGAATTGAAATTAAAGTCACCCCATTATCCCAGGAGGAGGAGCAATTATGTCTTTCATTGATTTCAAAGCAATTGTAAAAAAGGTGAATATGAAACCGAAGGGCTTAACAGAAATTACCTTGGAGGTCAATAGCGCGGATTTAGACGGGAAGATTCAACACCTTTCTGAAATGATTGATCAAAAAGTGGAATCCCAATTGGAATCAACACTGGTCAATTATAACGTTGAAATCAATCCTAACACGAACAAACCTACAACCAGCTATAAGGTTGATCAGCATGGAGTAGTATCAGAGGTTGAGCCGCAGCCCGAACAACTTGAGGCTGAGCTTGGACTGCCTAAAGAAAACATTCCAACTAAAAAAGAAAAACGACAGATCGAACGGGCAATTATAGAGGAGTTTATCACCAGCGGAATGGCGCCTAATTTTGAGGAGTTTCCGAGCGACTTCCCTAATTTCGTGAAGCGCAAAATTGAAGGTGAATCCTATAGCAAATTGGCGTATGAGCTTGAAATATCTTCAGGCAAAATTGTTGATCTAATGGATCAATATTTCGCGAAAGTTGCGCCGCTTGCAGAAGTATGGTGGGACTGGAAGCAAGATCATGACGCAGAAGCAGAGCCGCTGTTCAAGCAAGAAAACGATGCGCCGGCTGAAGAAGACTCGCCAGCTGAAAATGACAGCCGGGATGACCAGGAAGATGAGGAACACGGTGCTGCCTGATCAATGGCTGTATAGAGGGGGACAAGCCGCCTCCTCTATGATCCTTATATCAGCAGCCTACCGGCTTTGAAAGGTGGAAAGTATAATGCTGAAGAAAATCAAACGGATTCTCACATACAAGCATTTTTTCTGTTTTAAATGTAAATCGATTACGTCGGTAAAAAGAGGTTATTGGTATAAATTAGCCACAGAAAAATATAATGGACCTTTTTGTCCGAAATGCGGAAGGAGTTTAAAAAAATGAGTGTGACGCATCACCTTAAAATTTTGCCACCATATTTTAAAGCTGTTGAAGATGGACGAAAGAACTTTGAAATCAGAAAAAATGACAGAGGATTTCGAGAAGGAGACAGCTTGTGTCTGCATGAATGGGAAGACGGTGTTTTTACTGGGCAATCGGTGGATGTTTTGATCACGTACGTCACAGATTATATGCAGAAACCAGGTTATGTCGTTCTTGGAACCAAGAAAATAGCAGAAGAGTGCGACATCATTGAAATTAACCAATAAAAAAACCGAAGCGAATTGCCCCGGCTGTGATACAAAGTGGTATTTCTATCATAGCACAGGGAGCGATGCAGATGAACCGTCCAAAAGAGATAGACATCAATCAAGATTTTTCGGTTAAAAGCAAAATTCAGCGTGGAAAAGTAACTGTCATCGTTTTAGATGGCGTAAACGGTGCAGCTTATGAAGCCGAGGCGCCGGAACACGGAAAAACGATCATTGAAACTGCAAAAGGTGATTTTTCCAAGATTCTGCTTGAGTCGTCTCACAAATTCAGATAAAAAGCAGGGGGCGCGCAGCTGCCCCTGCCAGGGAGTGTGAATCTTGACGTTAAAAGGAACCTGTCTCACCTCTGAATTTTCAACACTTGTGAAGGGGAAGAATTACTTTCTATTCCCTTTAGGTGAGACTCATTATTATGTATCAATTTTTGATTCAATCAATTCACATAGAGGAGCGTATCAAAAAGAACATTTCAAGGTACTTACAGATGAGTACCCGCCCGAACCACCCGAAGGGGATTATGCACATTTAGATAGATCGAAAGTTTACCAGGCTGAATTGATCTGGAGAAGAAAGGGGTATGCTTCATCTACCCCATTAGGTACTTATTTTATTGAACCAAGAAGAACTCATTGTGCGTTTTTTAAGGACAAAGAGTTAAAACAGTGTGGAGGCATTTACCCGCTGCATTGGTTTGTAAATTTTAAAGAGGTAGAGCAGAAATCAACAGCTCAAGAAATCACAGAATTACCACAGGAGCAATGGAAGCAGTTGAGTTTATTTTAGATCAAAGGAGGAACAAATCATGAAAAAACAAATCAAAACAATTGTTGTACTGTCACTCTTGCTTTCTGGATCACTTTTATTCTCTCAATCCGCTGCAGCTGTTTGGTCGCCTTGGCAAACAGAGTTATTCGGCCATACAGCGAGGATTTTCACAGACGACACGAATTACTATTCGGGAGCAAAGACAGTTGACTGGCGAGCCGAAAAGAAAGGATCAAGCAAACTTTACTACACAGCGAGCGTCTATAAAAAACGTTCTGGCGGCGGCTTAACTGATACAAACCTGGTACAGCGGGGATACTTCAAGCACTCAACGCCGTTAAAGTCTTTCAGCTTCAGCGAGATTCGGAAGCGCACCGGGAAAGGGTCATATGTCATTCAGCTTGATTGCTACACGGATGCCAAGAAAAACAACTATGTCGGGACGTTTGAATCCAAGACGTTTTATATCAAGTAAGGGGGCTGCTGCCCTCTTGAAAGGGGAAATGTAAAATGGAATTTATCGAATTGACAGACGAAGACGGGCAAAAATTTATGATTAATATATCCCGAGTGGAAACCATTTGGCGGGCTTATAAGGGTTGTTCTATCGCCACCATTAACGACACGGAATTTATTAGTGTTCAAGAAAGTTACGATGAAGTAAAAAGGCTGTTGGAAAAAGCAAGATACCTTAACCCGGCGGCATTAGTAGGTAAAAAATAATCGAGGGCTGCGGCCCTCTTATCAATAAGCGGCCGGAACAGTGGATCGGTAAAGCTAGGGGGAGGTTGTTTCAGTGAGAAAAATTAAAAAGTTTCTGTTTGATGATGTGTATGAATTCAAGCTAAACAGAATGAACGTACTAGGATTAACCCTTTCAGCTATCTGTCTTATAGATTACGCATTTAAATATACAATTCCGGAGATTCAAAATATATTTCATACAATCCAAATGTGGCTTTAAAATGCATTAACCAAAACAGCGGCCGGAGCCGGGAAGGAGAATGAAGGATGAATCCAAGGGAAGCGTTCAGAGTCTTTATCAGATTTCAAATAGAAAATGGTGAAAGATTTGAACATTTAGGTCTATCCAATGAAGATATTGAGAAATTTATTTTTGGTGTTGAAGATGATCAAAATTTTTATGATAAATTAGACGATTTTCTAAAAGAATACATTGAGGATTTTGGCGAAAATTATGGGATTGAATCGTAAACTAAACATGTTTTTATATAGCAACAAACGAAAATAATTAAATAAGTCCAAGACGGAGAGCCTGCGGACACCAAATCAACGCCAGGAAGCGTTTGTTTGGTGTCTAATTTGTTTTCAGGAGGGATTTATAATGTCAGCTACACAATTAACTTTTTTGCCGCCTATAGACGAAAAAGAAGTCAGAAATACGATTATAAGGGAGCTGAAAAGATATAAGGCTTTGAAGGTCCAGCTTGAAAACCGGAAAGAACGGGAAGCAGCCGGGATGAATAACCTTTTCCCCCAGCTCAGAGACCAGCACTCTTTAAATGAATTGAAAGTTTGTCAGATGGACAGAGCGCTCAAACAAAGCCTTGATGATGATGAATTAAGGATCATAAAGGCCAAGTATCTCTCTCCCCAAAAAATAAAGGACATTGAGATTTATATGGAGATGGGGCTGAAAAAGGACAAATACTATCAGGTCAAACGGCGGGCCATTTACAATCTTGCGACAGCTCTCGGGATAATCTGAGGGCTGTTAAGAACAAAAAAGCAGACTCTTATGAGTCCGCTATTTATTATTTGATTGCTTAAACCATGAGCCTTTCTGCAATGTGGTAAGTGCTTGACACTACATTTATAAACCCAATTGATAGCAAAGTGGCTGTTACGGCCAAAGATGTTGTTAGTGCTTTAAACTTCAACTTCATACAAACAATCCCCCCGCTGTGTTTGTTTTCTTGCCTCCTCTACTTTTAAAAAGTAGAGAGATGACATTTCAAAACATTCATTCTCATGATAGTATTTAGCCACATCTAGTGACATATCCTCTACATCCGGAAACATTTTTTTTGATTCTAAGTGAAGTAAACAATGATCAATTTTTTTGGTGTCAGGGCCATCTAAATAAAGACCCTTTAAAAATTCAAATTTTAGGCTGTAAATTGAGTCGCCAACCTCATTTGAATGCTCACACCCTTCATCAAAAAAGAGTTGAGCTTTCTTCTTGTTTTTTTGTTTGAAATGAATTTGTGTCATTAAAAAGTATGCTTGCGGGAGGGATTTAATGAAGCCCTCTTCTTTAAAAATTGAAATTGCTTTTTGAAAATGATCAACTGATTGCTCGTACAGATCCTGATTGTAATAACAAACGCCGATGTTATAAAGAGCTCGGGCAATCATTGGTTTGTTTTTTTCTTCTTCAGCCATTTCTAAGGCTTTTTTTAAATGAAGAACCGCTTTTTCATATCTGTTTGCATCGATCCAGTTTCCGGCCATTATTGTGTGACACTGGATAATTCTCAAATTGTATGTTTCTTGTTCTCTATATCTCTCAAGAGCTTTTTGTGCATAGTGCATCGAAAAATATGTCTGTTTCATGTAGTAATAGACTTCTGCAATTTTAAAGAAAAATTCCGCTTTTTCTACTTCGTCTTCAACAAGAGCAAGTTTGTTCTCTGCCTGTTTATAATAAGTAATGGCGGATATGTACTCTCTTTTCTCGTTTTCATACATACCGCGGAAAAAATTATAATAGTATTCGAGGATGCCTTTTAAACGAGCCTGTTTGCTGTCTATATTGTGCAACAATTCTGAAATTGATGGACGCGAAAAAGAATTTTCACTTGGTGCAATGTATTCAAGCATAATGCGATGCCTGAATTCCATTAAAGAGTAATATAAAAGCAAATCTTGGTCTTCTTCCATTTCTTGAATATCTCGTTCGATCTCTGCCTTTAAAATTTCGGCATCAGGCACACTAAAAATCCTTATATACCTATACCATTCATTTATCTTCACACCGACAGCCGCTGACGAAATTTTTTCAGTCAAATTGATAGCCCCTCCCTAGGATACCCTTTTCCATTTTCATACTTTCTTGTATTTTACAGAAAAGATGAGTTTTTGACAATCGTTTTATATTGATGACACAATTCAACACCAATAGTTTCTTTGACCTAATCACTTTGATTCATTTTCATGGGTGTTCAGGATTTATTCACCAATTCTTTTCTATAAAGTGGTAAAATATTTCGAGGTATGTCACTTTAGTATTAGAGGAGAATGCTATGAAGACTCTTGATGTTCAGGCGTTACACAAAGCCATTGATCAAACGCTGGAACAATTAAAACATCAATCAGACGAATTCAACAAAGTCAAAAAGGCCGTAGAGAGCATTACATCACTTGATGATGCTTTAAAAGGAAAAGGTGGCGACGCGATCCGCGCCTTTTATGAGGAATGCCACACCCCTTTTCTACAGTTCTATGATACTTTCATAGAGGAATACAGTTCCACGCTGAAGAAAATGAAAAGCGCGCTGAATTCTCTGGAACCAAACCACAACGGATATATTTCACAGTCCTTTCTCGAACACGAGCTGGAAAATGGCTTAAACGCTGCTGATCGAACAACAAAACATTTAGTTTCTAAGGCCAACGCCACGATCGCGAAGGTTAGCCACATTGTCGATTTGCCTGATTTGAATGACAGCGGTTTTCACGAACAGAATCAGAAAGCTTTAAAGGAAATCAATCAGACAATTGAAAAGCTGCACGCCTTCGACCGCGAACAGACAAGCGCTCTTAAAACCGCTGAAAGCGACCTGGAAACGATGCAGAGATACATAAGCCGGCTTGAAAAAATGTACACAGGCCCTAAAATTGAAATTACCGGTTACCAAAAAGGCTCGATTTTAAAGCCAGATGAGATGGATGCTTTACGTGGTGGACAAGACACAGCGATGGGCGTCATGTTGGATAAGCTGGATAAGAGATCGAAGCTTGAAAAAGAGGCCAGCAAAATAGAACCTATGAGTCATACTGATACGTTAAAGAAAAAACTTGAAAAGTTGTATGATGATCCGGATGAGTTTCTCAAAATTGCTAGAGAAATTGGATATGATAATCTTACATCTGACCAGGTGGATTATGTTACTGCCATTGAAGAGGCCTATGAGTTCAGAGCAGACCCGATTAAAGGAACTCTGGAAGATGGAAAGAACATATTAGAGAGTATAAAAGGATCCGCTGTAGCATTGTATGACTATGCAATTGATACCGCTGTTGGAGTGAAAGATTTAAGCTATCGTGTTACTGAATATGCATTTAAAACAGATAAGGAGAAAAAGAATGCTATTATTTTTGCAGCAATAAACACTCCTATTTATACCGAAATGATAAAAAAGTCTATGCAAGAGTCTTGGGATAAAAATGTGGTACACGGCGATGCTTACACAAGAGCTCACTATATTACATATGTAGCTGCGAATTTATTAGGATTTAAAGGAGTCAGTTCAGTTACATCAGCAGGTGGAAAGGTAGCAGGTAAAGTAGGAAAGGCGACAGAAACTCTAACAGAAAAAGGAGCAGAAGCGTCTAAAAAAGCTGCTGCCGAATTAAAAAAGAAGTCAAATGCTTTTGCTCCCCAGCTTGCTTCAGACATTGGGGCTTTCCCATACAATACAATAAATGATGTAACCTTTAAAGAACGCCTTTTAAAATTTGCGAGATCACTCAACCCGAAAACCAGATTGCCGAGAACAGGCGGGATCTGGGATGGTACTCCAGGAAACGGTAAGTGGTATTCTGATAAACCAGAAGTAATTACAGTCACAAAAGGTAAGCCTATTGTTTTTAAGGATGGGCGACCAGATTTTACTCCTTGGAAAGTTGGGAAAGATATAAAGTTTGAAAGTGGTGAATTAAAAGGTACTAAAGCAGACTTTGATAAGGTATATGAAAGGATTATGGAAGATAAAAACCTAAAAAGTTTAAACCAAGCGAAGATATGGTTGAGAAAAGAAAAATTAACACCACATCATTTAGATGGAACTACAATTCAATTAATCCCAACCGATTTGCATAAAAATGTTCCGCATATCGGTTCTGCTTCAGATTTGAGAGGAGGATATTAAATGAGTTTTAATGAAATCGAAGAGAAATTAAAGGACTTCGAAATTGAGATTTTTTCCGAAAAGGATCATGTAAAAGAAGAAATTGAGGAAATTGAAAAAAAATATAAAATAAAGCTACCGGATGACTATAAGCAATTTCTTTTGAAATATGGGGCCAGCATGATATGCGACGATGATGTTTTTTATAAATCATTAGAGCAAGATACATGGTCAGAAGATGAATTTCAGGTGGTGGAATTCTTCTATGGCTTAGAAGAAACCGAACTTGATCTTGATATCCAAGATAAAATTGATACTTATTCAGAACGGTTTCCAGAAGGTATTATTCCGATTGCAAGTTCTCCTTTTGGAAATGAAATATGTCTACAGGCAAAAGGAGATGACATTGGGAAAATTTATTTTTGGGATCATGAGTACAGAAATTCAGAAGGAGACTTTTTCTTAGTTGCGAACACATTTACAGATTTTATTAAAAGTCTCGTTAAAAAATTATAATTAAGCACAGCACTTAATCACTGATTGAGTGCTTTTTTTATGTTCAAATCCGATAAAAATCCGACAAAAAGGGGGATAAAATGGGGGACTTTTTCTATTCCATTTTGTCATACGATAGAGACAAGAAAAACGAACGTGAATATCGAGTCCAAGAAGGAGAGCCTGCGGACACTGATCTTTTGCACACCGATGTTGTGCAGCTGATTGGTGGCCGCTTTTTTATTGGCCAGAATGGGAGACGCACCTTTCCCTTATCAAGTGTGAACTCGGATGTATCGAATGATGATGAAGGTCGTCAGCTTCACAGGAGG